TCTTCCCATACAAAGACAGAGCCTACATATTTATTTGGGTCTTCCATAATCACAACATTTTTATTACTTTAAATAACCAATACCATGCAATTCCGTCTGTTATTGATGCAAAAATACTTCCAAGTGAAAAGCCAATTTCACTCTTATGTGGAACACATCTTGATTTATAGACATGGTTTGCATGACACCCTAAGAATATCCATATTGTACATATAATTAATATAAACCATTTCATAATCACAACATTTTAAGTAATTTATTGATTATTCATAACATAGTGAAAACCATTCCTTGTCTGCCATGTTTGAAGTAATCTGCTTTGCAGTTGCCTTATTAAACCGATATTTTGCAGCTTGTATTTTTGCAGCACTCTCCTTCTCAAAAATCATTGCATAAAATGGATCTGGAGACCACCAAAAACGCTTAGTCAAATTTCTATCCACAAGGTATAAAGTACTTATGACACCTTTATTACGTCTTGGTTTTTGTGTTACCACCCATTTACCAACGTCAGATTTATTGAATGTCCTTGACTTTGCATCTACATAATCTCTACGGTCCTTTTTTGAATAGGGTTCAAAATCATATTCAAAACCATCATAAATTTCGGACAATGCCTCTGCTTCACTAATATAATCTTCCATAATCACTTCTTTTTAAGTTTTTATAAAATATTCCATAAAGTATTGCTAATATCTCGTAAATTATTTGCTATTACTTTAAGAGAACAAGCACTGACAAATAAACAACACACTATAATTGCTAATATAATTGTATTCATAGCCACAACATTTTTTGTTAAACTTCTTGTGTCCAATTATATGGGTCAAGTCTATCACCACTTAGTTTGTTTCCAAACCAATAGATGCCTCTACCAAGTTTCATAATACACCAGCTTAGTCCAAACCAGCAAAATACAAATGAAAAAAGTACTTTTTTAACTATTCTTTTTCTAAGAGAGAGCTTGTTTTCCATAATCACAACATTTTTAATTCATTCAGCTTTAATATCATCTCATAGCAAGCATCAACTGGGTTATCATAAGCATCTGAAATCATAGGTTTCTTGCTTTCACAGACCACAAACACAGTTCCATCTGTGTTAGTTGACAGAGAGTAGTCTGGTAAAACACTAAGCAATGCAGCAAGACTCCAGCAATTTATTATACGCTCAGCGTCATCTTCACTTATATAAATCTCTGATTTAATTTCAGCTGTGTATAATGTATCACCAATATCATCATTTGCTGTTGCTATATACACCATATCTGCACTTTCATCTGGCAGTATCTTGCTAAGAATCTGTGCCTGAGAATAATCTGTATAAGATTTAATTGTTGCCATAGTTATTTCTCCTTTAATTGTTTAACAAGTTCTTTCAATTCCTTTTGTCTGCGCTCTTTGCAAAAACGGCAGTTACCTTTGTGGGTCATAACAGCATACCCTCCACCTGTTGATTGCATGTATTCATAAATGTATTCACAACTATCAACAACAACTACACCAAAGCCATTTACATGCTTTATTACTTTAGGTTCATTAGTTTCATCACACCCAGTCATTAACAATGCTACGAATGCTAATAGGATAATCTTTTTAATTGTTGCCATAATTCTTTAAATTAAATGTTCAAGAGAATATTTAAGTGCTGCTTCAACAGCATCTTCATAATGAAAATAAACACCAAGAGAGTGTATATGTATTGCGTGTATACAATCTAAATAATATTTAATTCTTTTAAAATTTTCTCCTCAGCTTTTTGTTTTTTACATTCCTTTAATAGTATTGGCATCTTTGATATAATTGCATCAAATGGGTTTGAATAAGCTGTTTGAGAGTGAATGCAATATGCTTCAAACCTATAAACAAAATCACCGCCAAAATCTGGATATTTATGCAGATTACACCTAAAAGGAAATAAATCCATTAAAGCATAAACACTCCATGCAGGAATACCGTTAGGATCACTGCACTTGCCTGTATATAGATAGTCTTTATCATTTGTGCTCCACCAATACATATCTGCTGTATCAGCAGGAACACCTAATTTAAGGATTTCTTTGCTCTGTTCTATTGTCGTTGCTACTTGATTCATAACTTTGCTAATTCTTTATTCATTTCAACTAATCTTAATGCAAGTATTCCGTCTTTGTTTTCACAAACATTAGAAAGAATCTATTGCCTTCTAATGTAGTTCATTTCCTCTATTGCTATCTTCTTTTTTATTATTTCAAGAAATTCTTCAACAAGAACACTTTTGTATTTTCCTTTTATCTCTGCCAACTTCTTTGACTGTTGTAAGTCACTGTATGATTTAATTGTTGCCATGGTTATTACATCCTCTTATTTCTCAACTTTTTAGTTCAACAAAATAATCGCCCCCTAATCCAACAGCAGGACAAGGAACAGAAACTTCTAATTTTTCACAAAAATGATATAAACTACACTTATCACAAACTTCAAGACCTCTCATAAGTTTATGTATTTTGTCATCTATTGTTAGTGTTATATTTTTCTGTTTCATATCTTATTTAATAAAATTCTTAATAGCTTCCACCAAAGTATCAACTAAACTAGTAGTACCCATAGATTCTATAAAATCACTTTCTGAATTATAGTATACTACATATCCTTCATCATATTTTTCTAGACTAAATTTATACTCTACACCATCCCTATTTATTTTATTTGGAAGTAACTCCAATAATTTAGATGTAGACCATGCAGGTACTATATATTCTTCCTCTTTAGGCTTAGTAATATGATAATGCCCTTCTCTCAAAAAGGGACCTAAATCAGTAATTACATAATAAAAATCAGAAGAATCTGAAGGAAGAATATCCTTTAGTTCTTCATAATTCTCTACACTAGTTATTGCATCCATATTATTATAGTTTTAATTTAATACTTATTTTAAACACTTTAAATACATGTTGTAATTCATGTACATAGGATATTGTAATATCTTTAAACTTCCAATTTCCTTTGTCATCAAGACTTAGTACAATACTATCTCTTACTAAAGTTAGTGTATTACACATTCCTTTAGGTTTAAAACCATTTTTGATAAGAATTATAGTATATAAAGGTATAGGTACTATTTCAGTATACTTTAGTTCTATTAAATCTTCTGTATCTAAATCACATTCTCTAAGTTCTTTTATCTTAGAGTACCCAAAATGACTACAGTGAAATCTAATATCAGGTAAAACCTGAACATAGTCACCTAACATTAAATCAGTTTTTTTCATCATTGTATAATCAATTCTTTAGCATAAGGAAGTTCTTCTATAAACTTACAGAAAGCCCCATAATCTTCTTTTAATGTATGATGCTTTCTTTGCTTATATATAGTTGCTAATTGCTCATAATTAGTAGTACAGCGCATAAACAACTCTATACCTTGTGGACAATTAGAAATTAATTCCATAAATACATTATAGATTTCGTCTTTATTTCCACCATTCTTTACTTTATTATACTTAGCAATAAGCTCTTTCATCTGATCCTTACTTTTCTTTGTTACATACTTATTAAAGCAAGCATCCATATTCATATTAACAAGTCTATGTATCTTACTTGATGATGTTACAATATCAAAGAAATGATACCTTTGTAATTCTGGTGAAATATAGTTAGGATATTTTATATCAAAAGCTACCCTTATTCCACATCTAAAAGTACTATGCCCTGAACCTCCACCACATTTAGCTAAACTAATAGCTCTAGGAAGAGATTGTTTAAACTCCTCTTCTGTATATTCTGGAGGAGTTATTCTCATTGCATTTCTGCAAGCAATAACACTTTCTTTTAAATCATATACTCTTACATTTGATATTTCTAACATAGTTATTTAAATTAAGTTCTAAATACTACCTCAGCATAAAGAGGAGTAATAAATACATATTATGCTGAAGGTAGTTAGTTATTAATATGTTTGAGAACACTCTAAGGCTAAACCTAAATCAATTAAGGTTTTACCATCACTATTCTTTCTAAAGTCAAAATGAAGTTTGTCTAGCCAGTCTTCCCCTATTACAGGTATTTGTGTATAGGCAGATTCTAATTCTTCATCTGTCATGTTTTTACAACTTCTAAGAATTGGTTTTATACTATCTATTTGATAGATTTGTGTCTCCTCATCATCAGATAAGGACATTACCTTATTGTATAAAGGAGCTACAGCAACTAGTTTTTCTATTCCATTAGGTGTTTTGATTTTGAGGTTATAAGCAAGATTGGAACACAAAACTCTTATAAGTAAATCATAGTTTTCTTTATTTATATTATTACTCATATTATTATAGTTTTATTGGTTCAAATACAGAAATTTACAGAAAATTTCCTTATTCTTTTTCATCTAAAGACATTATAGTCATAATACAATAATTAGCTATATCAAGCAAATTATCTCTAAGACTCTCTTCATTGTAATTCATTTTATTGCCTTTAACAATATTGACAATTCTTCTTACTTTATCTTCTATTCTAGCTATTGCTGGAATATATCCCCACTCTTTGATAGTACAATTAAAACTATCACCATAATCAGAATTTTTCTTTATATAAGTGTCATGAATCTCCTGTAATAAATAAGCATGAGCTTCAATGCTTTTATTACTAATAGACTTATCCTCTACAGTTTTCTTCTGATCACTTTTACTTTTACCTATTCTATCTAGAATAGCTACAAATCCTATTTTATTTCTCATCATTTTTATTTTTAAACAAATCACAAGCCTTTTTACTCTTTACTACACTATAATGCCTCTTATACTTTTTTCCCCATGTTCTAGCTTCACATATATAAAGATTAGGAAAATTGTCTAGGTTTTTAAAATGGATGCAATTTCTACACCTCTTAGCCTTCTTATATTCTTTTTCTCTCTCTTGTTGCTGTAATACAGTTCTTCTTTTTAATTCAGCTCTGAGAGTATCTGTATCTATCTTTGCTAAAATATCTGATATAGTTTCCATTATAATACTAAAATTTTAATATCACTTTTAGGGTGATTTGTTTTATACATTAATAAAAGATCATGTTTATTTGGAATAAATATTACTCCAATTAATGAGATAATAAAAATTATAAAAACAGTTTTTACAAATTTGGATGATACTGTAAAACTATTAATATATTTACTATAGCTAAAAACAGAATAAAATAATAGTATAGTACTAAAAAGTAAAAATATAGTAAAAATACTGATTATAAAATCAACTTTTGTAATCCAATATAATTCATTCATAATTCATTTATTATTTTAAGATTTGATGGTTCATAAATTCCTTTTTCATCTATCTTATTTATATGAGAGTTATTAGTATAGCCATGATGTAAACACCATAGATAGAATGGAATAAAATTGTTTCTCCATTCTTTACACATAGTTACCTTTTTTGTAGTATAGCTGGCATTTAAAGCTTCAACCCATAAGGGATATAACTTAGATTCAAGTAATTCAGTAGGATAATCCTTTACTTTTGCTATATAGCCTTTTCTTCTAAGACATCCACATGATTTAACTTTACCTTCACTAAGCTCGCAGCCTATTACTTCTTTAGTTCCACCACAGTCACATTTACATATCCATTTATAATTTTTAGGATTATAACCTGTAACCAGTAATCTACCAAATCTTTTTCCTATAAGAGATTTTTTTCCTCTGGCAGTACAGCCACAAGAAGGTAAATGAGATTGTTTAATATCTTTAATCTTCTTTGTAATAGTATTACCACAGTCACATTTACATATAAACCTCCTTATCTTATTACTACCATTTATATAAGGTTCAGTTTCTTCTATAATAGTTAGTCTGCCAAATCTATCACCAGTTTTAATTTCTGCTTTGTTCCACCCCATTATCAAAATTCTTATTAGGTCGTAATTTAAAATAATCACAAGCATAACACTTACTGTATGTAGTATGACAGGACTTCCCATATCCCCAAGCAGTACATTTACCACTAGTTCCTAGTTCCTTATCATAAAATTTGCAATTTTTACATTTATACATGATTATTATTTTTTATATTTTTTCCATAAATTTATAGCTGTTTGAACATTTAATTCAAATAAATCATACTCAGTACAATACTGAAAGAAATCTTGCCAATCTTGTTTACTCATTATACCCTACATCTTTTATCTCACAGTCCACTGCATGAATAATATTAATACCAGTTTCACCTTCAATAATAATATAGTCATGTCCTTTAATATGTTTTCTAGTCATACTAAAACTATCATGATGTATTTCTTTTTTAGATAGTTTATCGTATGTAGAATAAATTAGAAGTACTAAAAGCAACAATATTATAAGATGTTCTGTATTATTAATAAATGATTTTAAATACTTTACTATATACATATAAAATACTTTAAAAGGAAAGTGATTTCTCACTTTCCTATAAAATTATTTAAACACAGGAGAACTTGTCCAATACAGATTTTTTGGATCAGTAACATTAGACACTTTACATCTGGCAAATGCTAACATATCATAGTCCTCTTTGCTTATAGGAACACCAGGACATGAAAGAGTATAATCTTGAGGACTAAGATCTATGTAATGTCTCATAAAAGTTACACTACTGTTATTGGTAGTAACTTGTCCTGAATGATACCCAAAATAATTATAAATTAGAAACTTTGTAGTTGTCGGAAATCTATAATAATTCATTGTAGATAACATTACCATAGCCAATTTACGATTATCTAAATCATTAGATTTGAACATATCTATAAGGGAAGTCAAAGACTCCTCATTAATAAGATTATCCCCTTCTAAATGATTAAGTAAAGAATATTCAAATATAACTTTATCTTTATCAAAGGAAAGTAAAGCTAACTGCTTATACATTTTTAAATCCTTATAACTTTGGAACATTTTAATCTTACCAGTATATATTAAATCACAATTATCACAGTAATAAGGAGCGCCTTTAATAGCAGCATAACCAGCTATATCCTTTATTTTATTTTCTTTTATAAAATTTATATCATGACCAATATAACCCTCATTAGTATAATTATCCTTATTTTCCATAAATATAGCTACATTATCTTCCTTAACATTAGGAATACTAGGAATTACAAAGAAATCAGCTTTTGCTGGATTTCTAACTATAGTATATTTATTTCTTACTAAAGTACGAGGAATCTTGCTAAGGCTTGATATATATAATTTAGAATTATTCTGAAGCTTATCAGAATTATCTTTATATGAAGATATACCTGCATAGCATGGATTATCATACATTATATCGTTATAACTATAATCTATTGGGGTATAATTACCACTTGTATCTATATTACTTCCCCAAAAATATTTTTCTATATTTTCTATAAACATAATTAAATTATTACTTTGTTACGAATTAATGGATTACTTAATAACTTAGTAGCTTTATTAGGATATTTAGCTACAATATTCTTTATGATATGAAATAGTAAATCTTCAGAGAACAGCTTTCTTTTATTATCAATAAAATCAAGTAGTCTAGTCTGAACTTTATTACAATCAGATCCCTTCTTACCTAAATATATCATAAGATAGTTGAGGAATCTTGTAGAAAGAATAGATGCTACTTCAGGTTTATATACTGGATTACCATCTATAATGTCATAAACACATTCATATATTATAGGTTCAATGACATTCCAAGATTGTTCCAACATATCCTTAGGAGTAACCAATTTATCCAAATGCTTTGATAGGAACATAGTAAATAGATTACCAATACTATTATCTTTATCTTCTAGGAAACATCCCTTACTGATATTGATAATCATACTTAAACTATTGGGATCATTCCAATTATCTATACCTTCAATGGCTTTACAGAATGTTGTATAAGCTCTTGGATTAGCAACCTGCACATTATTATGCTTAGCAAAGATTTCATCACCATACATAAGAGCAAAATTGATACAGCGTGAATCTAAAGATACACTTTCTGCCCAAGAAGCCCAGTCATTGATATTCAATTTAAGATTAAAATTAATGAATCTGGTTTTCTGGGCATTATCCAAACTACTTACTGAATAATTACCATCATCAGGATTAGAAGTTAATACAACAGATGTATTTTTAGGTAATTCCCATGATACATATTTACCTGTATTTATTAACTCCATAGTAGCTTGCATAAATAGAGCATTACTTCTTGAAAAGTCATCTAAACATAGAATTAAGCCATTTGCATTCTCTTCAGTAGGTAACCATGCTGGAGGAGCATAGCTCATTCTGGTTTTAGATGTAATCTTTACATTTGAAGGTACTCTATTAAGCATATTTTCAGAATACCATTTAGTTTTAATATTACCATCCTTTCCTTTCCACTCTAATAATACTTCTTTCTGAGGGAAACCAGTAAGGTCACCAACTTCTTCCAACTCTGCTAAATTCAATTTACAAAAAGTCATTCCTCTCTTTTTAGCTATTTGTTCTATAACCGAGCTTTTACCAATCCCGGCTTCCCCTTCAATACCAATAGCTATAGGAGTTTGTCCTTCTTCATATAGACGTTTATTGTTGTCTAAAAGATAGTTAAAGATATTGGTAAAGTCACCAATAGTTAATTCATTTAAATTTTCCATTATTCTATTAAATTTTGAACACTAATATGATAATTATTAAAATATAAATATAAGAGAATTAGCTATAACAGCTCCAATTAATCCTCCAATACAATTATGAAAATTGAATTTATTTTCCATTATAAATTCAGCAAGACATAGTGAAAATTCCACTTGTACAACTATACTGGTAAGTATACACGGAACAAAATTAAAACAGTATACTGATACTATTATAACCAGCGTAGATAGTAGAAAATGTATTATTTGCTCACAGTATTTATGTGACCAAACATATAATTTATCAATTAAATCTATTAATTTATTCATTCTATCCCTATTTTTATTGTTTTTTCTTTTTAAAAGAGGGAATTAGAGCTAAACTCTATCCCTCTTTTTATTACTTATAAAATTAAATTACCAAGTAAGTAATACATACTCTTTATTATAAAGTACCCATCTATGAAAGCCATATCCCTGTTTAATAAAATATATAATAGCTTTCTTAAAGACTTCACTTTCTAGAGCATCTACTTCCAAAGTAACTTTATATAATCCCTGCTTAGCAGCTTGGATTATACTATTATTGATCTTTAATACTTCCTTTTCAATTTCTTTTTCCTCAGGATTGTTCTTAGCATCTGCAATTTTCTTAGCAGTAGAACACTTAAATACTTTTACCATAATTTATTATTAATATTAATTTTTTATTACAGCTAAATCATCTTCACACCAATCATTACAATTAGTGATATTAATCTGATTCCTAACTGCCTCTATTAAGTCTTTTTCTTCATAATTATTTTTAACTTTTAGTTTAACATTTTTACTATAAGTGACTGATATACAAACACTTATAGTTACCTCCTTAGTTTTGTTCATTATTTTTTGGAATTTGAACTATTTTACCAAATAAATTATTTGTAACTCCTGATGATGAAACAACCCAAATTACATTATTAGGACGTTTTATTGGTGTACTAGCATAACCATCAGTAAAATATATAAGAGAAGAATACTCTTTTTTATTTTTCACATAGTACTCTATTGGAGGATCAAATGAAGTTCCTCCTCTACCACATATATTAGGTATCTTACCATCATACTCAGATACTGAAGTTATACGTGTATCACACTGTATTAAAGTCACTCTAGCCCCAGCTTTATGAGCATAGTCTATTTCTGAAAAGAAATCTTGTAATTCTTTTTTATTAATAGACCCTGAGGTATCTATAGCTACAAGAATACTTACTTTCTTCTTATGCTTAATTCCAGCAGAGTCAGGAAATCTTTTAGAAGGCATCTTTCTACTACTTTTGATATTAATATCATATATAGTACCAAGCATTCTTCTAAAATAAGCTTTCCAATTAAATACAGGTTTATGAGGTTTTTTCAGTTTTTCTACTATATCCTCTAAATTACTTGGAATTTCCCCCTGCATTTTCTCTATTTGATCTGCGGTTTCCTTAATAATACTATCAATATTAGTATTTATTAATTGCTTTTCAGCATCAGAAGAATTTCTAAAGTCTTTCCATCTATCATGGCTTCCTACACCCTTAATCTTTTCTTCACCTTTTTGTTGCTGAGATTGATTTTCACTGGAATCTCTTTCAGCATTTTGAGAGAGTGAAGAATGATTAGGGAGCTTATCTTGCTCATTGCATAATAGTTCATAGTACTTTTTAGTACCTAAACCATTAATTATAATTCTACCAAGTACTTTAGATAAATAATCAGCAGTTATAGCTCCTTTAGGCAATCCCTCTATATAGGAATTAACTTCAGCATCTGCTGCATAATTAAATATCTCCTTGTTGGCAAAATCTTCACACAAAAACATGTGTTTTAGAGCTATATGACTTAATTCATGTGTTAATACAGCTATTTGTTCTGTATCTGTTAGGGTTTTCCAAAAATCAGGATTTATACATAATTTACATGATATTCCATCCTTTACTACTGCTAAAGTAGGTACTTCTTTAGTAACTTCTTTTGGTAAACCCATACAGAATATACCATAAAATGGATTCTGTATAAGCAGTTTTTTAAAAGCTTTTTCTATTTCCATACTTTAAATATTAATGAACCCAATGGTCACTTATTTCAGCTTCAGCAGGAATTGGAAGTTTAGTACATATTAATGCTGCTGCATCTTCCATACATTTCTTTTGCATAATAGGTACATCAGTTAATTCTTCAGGGTATATAATATTACTTTCATCATGTACTAATGATGCTATTTCTACCTTACCAAAATAACCTTTCTCTATTATCCAATTAAAGAAGTTTGTCATAGCTATTTTTAGTATTACACTACCACTACCTTGAGTAGGGGCATTAAGAGCCATTCTATCCCATTTAGAAGCTGCTTGGAAATGTTGTTTAACTTGTAAAGCAACATTATCTCCAGTGCCTTTATGGTAAGCTTTATACTCTTCCCAAAATTCTTGAGTAAAAGTTTTTTGCTTTTCTAGCCATTTATCATGATCCCACCAAAACATTTTATGACCTGAATATTTACACATAATTATATAACCATGTTCTCTAACAAATTTAGAACCTTTAGCTTTAAAATTTGCAATTCCAGGAAAACCAGAATCATAAGCTTCTTTAAAAGCTATTGCCTCCTCTAAAGAACATCCCATAGAACCTTGAATAGCATACTCAGAGCCACCAAACTGCTGAGAAAACTCAATTGGTTTAACTGCTGTTCTTAAATGTGGAAATCTCTTTTTTATTTCTTTAATTGGAGTATCTCTAGGAATATCATTCTTATAAACCATATAAGCACACAGAGAATGCATATCACCACTACCATGTAAGAACTCATCAAGCATAGATTTCTCATTATAAATGTCAGCTCCGAGTCTACTCTCTAAGGCACTAAAATCGCAAGAAGACCATTTGTATCCTTTGGGAGCAGTAAAACAAGCTCTAGTTTCAGCATCATGAGGTAGCTGCTGTATGTTAGGAAATGTACAATTCTTAGGATTAACCTTATTCAACTTAGCTAAATCTGTATTAGGTTGCTGAGAACCACAAGACATTCTACCAGATGTAGCTCCTAGCTGCTTATATACTGTATGAATCCTATTTGTAATAGGATTAATAGCATTAATATGACCTTGACCAAAAGAAGTAACTACTTTAATATATCCTTGATAATCAAAATAAAGTTTTAGAAAGGTATCATCAATACCTTTTTGGGACTTTAAATGCTTTTCAAGAACACTGTCTTTGTCTTTTCCTGTTTTCTTATCAACTACATGAGTATCAAATCCTAAAATTTTAGCTATTTGAGTAACTTGAGAAGAACTAGACCAATTAATGGTACATTTAGGAGTTAAATCATAACCATCAAACAAATCACCTTGAGTATTAATATGTACATACTTTTTAAGTGATTTTGACAAAGAAGAGTGTGCTTCTAATGTATCTTTAGGTAAAGCTAAATTAATGATGTAACTATCCAAATCTATTTTGGCTCTATCTAAATTCTTTTTATCCTTTTCCATCTTTTTCTTCCATTTAGTAGAATCAAGATGAATGCCACACCATTCAAGATAAGCAATAGCAGGAATAAAATTACATTCTATTTTAGCTGCTTTAATTAAATTATTCTTTTTAAGGTCCTTTACTTGTGACTTTAATATCTTTTCAAGATACATAACATCACCAGCTGCATATAATATTACTTTTGTATCAAGACCTCTCCAAATAATTTCACCTCTAACAGTCTTGTCAATATTAATACCAAGCCTTCTATAAGCTATACTTTTAAGAGAATAAGATACTTGACCTGAAGGATAACCAAGATGAAGTAGTTGTTCTATTATCATAGTATCATAGATACGTCTTGGAATAATACCATAATTATAGAAAAACTGTAAATCAAACTTGCCATTTTGAAATATAAGTAATTTATGTTCAAGAATATCCTTATAATGTAATATACCTACAGAAGTAGTATCTACAACAATTTGAGTATCTGCTGCATCATTACCAAATTGTACAGATAATAGTTTACATATATGAGGATCTCTTCCTGAGGTTTCAGTATCACATTGTATTATCTTCCATGAAGACATAATATTTAAAGATTCTTCAATAGAAATACACTTATATTCAGAAGCATCAAATAATTGTAATTGTTTAGTTACTAAATATATCATAGTATTATACAATGATTATTGTAATCAATTTTACAGTTTGTATGTTCCATAAATTCATTACCTAAAAGACCATGAATTGTTATACCGTACATAGTTTCAAAACAAGCAAAATTATCTTGATTATATACTGCAAAATTATTAGTAGATTCTTTGCCAGCAATATTGAAACCAATAGTTACAACATTTGATTTCAAACAATCTGAAGTAAGAGCAGATAATTTAATAGATTTATTACAAGGAGTATACTTTATTTTATCTAAAGCATTTTTGGTGATTATAGATACTCCACACCCTGTATCTACTATCATATTAAATTTATGCCCTTGAATATCTATAGTAACATAGGGAATATCAGATATTCCACTACCTTCAAACTTATAATAGTGTCTATTTCTAACCTTTTTATTAATTATATAAGAAATAAAGACAGCTATTATAAATACTGTAAAAAATGTCCATATATATATCATAATATACTTACTTATTACCTGTTGTACCTAATCCTCCTCTATTGCTGTTGTCTAGAGTAGCTACTTCTTTAAACTCAATTCCTGATGATAGAAGCCATTTTAATTTCTGTAATAAAGTAGCTTTTTGAGAAAGTTGGATTCTAAACTGACAAATTCTAGTATTCTTTTCTATAACAGTTCTTCTAATTGACAAAGCTGGAAATTTCCATTGGTCATCATCACCATTATACGTATTATCAATAACACCAACATTATTAGCACTGATAATACCTAATTTCTTAGGGGTTGATGATCTGGAAACTACTATAGCTTCAAAACCTTTAGGAAGCTGCATAGCTACTCCAAGAGGAATATATACAGGTTCATTTGTAACATCTCTTTTACCTGCATTCTTACCTTTTAGAGTACCTGCTTGAGGAGCAATAATCTGCATTCTTTCAGCGGCTCTTAAATCAATCCAATCTCCTTTCTTAATTATTTTAGGGAAATCTACTAAAGGAGAACCGTTTTCATCTTTAAATCTTTTTACTAAAATTGTTAATTTCATATTAATTAATTGTTATAAGTTTTTTTAATCACTAATTTACCTTCATGGTCATACTTACTTGTTTTAGGTTTTCTTATTGACAATCTATTAGCATATTTGTGTAAATCTATATCACTATAGGCTGCAATAAGTCCTTTATCCACACTGATTTTATTTAATTGTGGTACAAGTTTAAAAGTACAGTAACCAACAGGCTTTAAAAAGGGTACATTATTAGCATCATCAGGAGTTAATGTAACACTAAGCTCTCTAGGCTTATAATTACCACCTTCCTTACTTAATCCTAATAATAGAATAGTATAGGTTTTAAGATTATCTATTTTAATTGCTACTTTATCAGCAACTAAAAGATATTCTCCCCAATAATTTGTAGAGTTTATATTATAGAGTATACTTCCTACTTTTATACTATTGCAGAAAGTATTATACTCTTCTATACATATACTACTTGTCATTGTTAAACCATGCTTCTATACTATTAGACTTATTATCCATTATGCCTAAAGGAATTTCAGGCTTTTCTGTAAGATAATAATGTAATTCCTTACCTATAGTTTCTGGATCTCTACAAATGTTATCACCTAGTATTATAGTGCCTATTTTTGTAGTATCCTCAAATTTCCAAACTAAAGGATGAGGTATATCAACAGTATTACAAACAATAAACTGGTAGTCAGCCAATTTGAAATCTTTGAAATAGTCATCTTTATCCATATTTAATCTAATCAATCTCCAATACAGTCTTCCTTGGATTTGATAACACCATTGTATGAAAGATTTTGGAAAATCATATTCCATGTGAGAGCTTGTTTTTAAATCAAATGGATATACTATCTTATTTTCATAATCCACAATGATTAAATCCGCCATACATCTATAGTCTATATCATTTAAGGTGCCTTTAAACTTCAATTGATAGTATCTTTTGACATCTTCAAAAGGATCATCTTCTTTAAAGTATTTACCAGTAAGAGGGCTGTTCTTAAGAGCTTGTACACAAGTAAAAGCCTTATTATAGATATTCTGAGTAACTACTTTTTTACCTTTAGCCATAAAAAGATTTCTATAGTAAGCAGCACCTTTCTGTCTTAATACTCTACATCTGGTATCTGACCTCCAATTAGGTTGATAAGAATAAGCTGCTATTACAGGCAACATAAGGTTATCATTTATATCATTTAAATTTGTATAGCTGTCATTATACAATTTAAATAATTCTTTTACTATAGGCTCTACCTTAGGTTCTACTGAAACTATATCACTAATAAAAAACTGTTCATTAAATACTTTTTCCCCATCAGTAAGTAATGTATCTACACAACTTCCTAAAAGAAGTGATGGAGACTCTACCTTATCAAATAAAGTGTTAAGGTGCCCAAACCCTTCTCTTTCATATTTGGCAAGTGTAGAATAACTTAAAGCAGGGTCTTGGCGATATTCTTTTTCTGAAACATCCCAAGCTAATTCACTAAAATCCTTTTTCATCGTTATTTATAGTTATATGTTTTAAACACTCTTTTAGTTGAGTTACAGAATGTACTACCCAATATTCATATTTATATTGGGGATTATTAATCTGTAAACTTTCTAACAGTTTTCTAAATAGCTTTATCTTATATCTTGATACATCATTATGGTATCCTTTTACTTCTATATAGATTCTATAATTACCGTATTCAAAATAAAAATCAGGATTATAATTCCAATCAGGTACTTTTCTACTATCTATAATAGTTCTTTTAGATATTATTGTAACTCCTTTGAAATGTCTATCAGATTTCAAAGTATTCTTACAATAAAAAGGTACTGTAGGATAAAATCCTTTAGATATAGCATATTTTAATTCATAAAAAGGCTTGATACCTTTTTCTATTAATACTAAGTAACAATTTTTTTCTAATTTGGATCTAAAGTTTATACCATTATAACTTACCTTTTCAGCATTCTTTATTTTCTTATTCATTAGAATAAAGACTTAATTATATTTATAAACTCCTTCTTCCCTTTAATTCTATACATATCAGAAATATCCTTACCTCCTTCAAAAGCTGGAAGAATAATATTTTTAAAACCAGTTTTTTCTGCTAATTTCTTACCATCCAATAATCCTGGAGCATCATTATCAAAACAGATATATATTTCTTTATATCTACTTTTTAATGCATTAAGTGCAGTATCAGATAATCCAGTAGTCTCAGATTGTACATAAATAGCTGGTATTCCTATATTAGACCAAAAACAAAGAGCATCCTTTAAAGAAGAACAGATAAATAATTTATCACCTTTTAAAGGTATTTTTGTCCATAATCCAACTACAGAACCATCACTAGTATTCATCCATTTATACCTTTTATTTTTTACTAAAGGCTGATATACTTTTATGGTTATATTATTCTCTTTTCTTTCTACAAAAGCATAGGCATATTTAGCTGCATGATATATATGCTTTTCTCCATCTCTATAGACAATCTTATGAGATATAGGATAAACTTCAGCATATTTCAACCATTTAAGGGAAATACCATAAGATTTCCAATATTCCAAATCATAATCTTTCCATTCCCTCACTTTAACCTTAAGAGTAATTTTAGATTTTCTAAAATCTCTTACAGCATTACAAGGAGTATGAAATGATAGAGAGGAGTTAGTTATACTATCTGTTGCTATTTTTCTGATAAGTTGTGAGAAAGTAATATTATCTCTTTTTTCCAAGAGGGTATAAATATCCCCTCTATCACCTGTGGCATAGTCTTTATAATAGACTTTATTGCCATCAGGTGTATATAGGAGGAAAGAAGGGTGGTTATCTTTTCTTAAAGGAGAATTAATAACCACAGGAAGACTATTTATATGTAAATAATGTGAAAGTATAGCAATGTCACTTACTCTCATCTTTATTTCATTAACACTCTCACTACTTCTTACCTTCATAGGGGAAATTTATTAATTATTCAAAAGGAAGATCATTATCATCATCAGGAAGAGCTGCTGCTTCAGCAAATGGATCCATTTCAGCAGGTGCTTCTAAATTAGTTGGAGTTACATTCTCAACATACTCATGAATATTACTAATACTACCATCATTAGCATCAGAATATACTGTATTATTAAGATACCCTTCCATTTCTTTCAAAGCCTTGCTAAATACCTTATAAGAATTAGAATTAGCTCTAGCTGAAGCTCTATTAAAGATAGTATTATACTGATTTCCTTCATCTGTAGTTTGAACACCTACAAGAAGTTTTACTTCATTATCAGGTACCAAAGCACAGTTATCTTTAATCTCAGAAATATCACCTTTAAAATAATCCTGAATATGCTCTAGTTGTGCTTCACAGTCACTAGGATTAGGATTTAGTTCAAATGTGTTTGTAGTCTTATTATAAATCTCAATAGGATTGATATTAAGATAATTAATAAGGAAATTCAATAAAAGGTCTTCACCTTTATACATAGGACGATATTTAACATCCAAATGTGCTGGACCATTTACATAAACAGGAATCTGATGATTTTTAGCCTGTTCAATAGTTACCCAAGCAGTTCTACCATAGATATCAATTACCTTTACCTTAGATTTATCTCTATTAAAACAATAACGAGACTCAAGGAAGAAATTCAAAGTACTCTTAAAGGAATTTTTAAGTCCTGCATTACACTTAGTAGGCTTATTCTCCTTATTCAATGGATTAGCTTCTACCATAAATGTAAGGCGTAATCTCTTATAAGGTTTATTATCCTTATCATCAGTTACAGGAGTAATATATTCAGGTTCTGTATTAACCTCTCTATTAAAGAACTTTTCAAGTTCTGCTTTAGTAGGATTAACACCAAGTACTTTAAATACACCTACACCAATGTACTTTACATAGTTACTCTCTGAAACACTTGCATTTGCTTTTAACATAATTTATTTGATTTAAAATATTAATATTAAAGTTATTCTATTTCTAAATAAGAAGAAAGCTTATAACACTCTCTTCCTTTATTTTTCTGTTTTTTATTCCCAATCTCCAAAAGTATTATTATCCAATTCAGCATTATCCAATTCAGTATTATCAGAATCTTCTATATTATCTGCACTGAACTCATTATCTACCTCCTCATTCTTTACTTCTACCTCTTCTTCTGCTGTAGTAGAGTCAAAATCAGAGTTAGTGTCACACTGTTCTTCAGTAGTATCAACATCTACATTAGATTCTTCAGTACCTGATACTGAAACTGGGATAACTGTTTCAGGATATTTCAATACATAGTGATTTTTCACAATTTCTTTACCTGTATTGGTATTGATTTTACCCGTATGAATAATTTCACAGTTCACTAAATCAGATGTCTTATAGCCACCTGTGAGCTTCATAATAGGCTCTTCCATAGAATTGATTAAAGATTCTGTAGCTGCCTTCTCAGCTTCAATACTAGCAATCTTCTGCTGTAATTTAGCTTCAAAAGCTTCTTTAATCTTTGCAATCTTAGAATCAAGATTATTCTTCTTAGCTTCAAATTTAGCAATGTTCTGAGCCTGTGATTTAATAATTGATACTTCAATCTTAGTGAATTTCTTTTCCATGTTTGTTTAATTTTAAATTTATAAAGTTATAGTTAAATTTATGCATTATAATATTCATTCATCTTGTCTAATACAAGCTGAAGAGAATTAGGTATAAAATCTTCTTCAAACATCTCACTAGGAGATTTTGCTGGAATTTCTATACCATTTACTTTCATAGGATGTGTCCAAAATCCAAAAACTGGTCTGCCATTATCTTCATACTTAGGAGCAGCATACAGAGTTATTGATACTGATTCCAAAGGATTATATTGCTTATCAAGCAACTTACCAATAGTAGCTGCCTTATAACCAATTATAGAACCATCACTTTCTACAACTTCAGAATGAAGCATTAGAAATACAGTAATATCATTTCTTAGTGTATTACCTAAAGAAATAATCTTTCTAAAGTGATCTGCAAGTTCATTATATTTATCATACCCCTTTTCCTTACTTCTATCAAAGAACTCAGTACGCATAATATAAGTACAATCATCGATAACAATATTATGAATATTTGGACAATTGGTAGAAATAGAATTAAGCATACTAACTATGCTATTCCAAGAAGAAGATGTAACCAAATTCTTCTTTTCCTTACTGTAATTAGTTCTAGAACCTTTAAAAGGAAGATCTTTTCCTAGAACATTAATTACAACAGTGTCTTCAGGTTTAAGAGTTTTAATACTAGTTGATTTACCTGACCCTGAAGCACCTAAAATAATTATTAAATGACTCATTTTAAATTAATTAATTAATTATGATTTATTATTAATAAAAGTACAGTAGATACATTACTTTTCTGTATAGTAGATGTACTACTTTTCTGTTGTTCTAATCTCCTACACTCAGCATATACTTTAGCCATTGCTTGAGTATCATTGGATTTAGGTAATTCTTTAAAATCACATACAGCACCATCAAACCACAAAGGAAGTAATCCTCCCATCTCCCCATCACGATTAACGATGACCTCGAGAAATCTTATATGGTCCTTAAGTCTAGTAATATCGTAATCAAAATATTCAGTTAATCCAAATCTAAAAGGAGAGAATAAACCTAAAACTATATTAGCCAATATGTTATCGCACAGGCTCTTTATCCTGCACTTCAATGTCTTTATTTTATACACATTGTTCAGACTATATCTTCTCACTCCACTAAGTATTGGTATACATAGGAATGAGTTCCGCACTCTTGGTGATTCATCTTCTTCAGCACCACCTGTTAAGAAGGTATTCACTAGTCGTTGATCTTTCATACTATTTCTAGTATGCTTAGATTAGGGTTGCCTTCGTAAAGGTTTTCCCAGATTCACGGAATTACGAGACACATGTAATTTATACATCAATTTTGTATAAATGAATTGCTTATCTCTACTTGTATACTTAGAATCACCTAACCCAGCTACTGAAGGTCTTACTTTACCTATTTTAAAAGCATCATTTGATTCAGAATCAAAAGCCTGTTGCTGAATAATTATAGGAGAATAATGATACCTATTTCTAAGATATTTAGCACAATATTCTGATAGTTTATCTATGGATTGTTTAAGAGACATTCCTCTTTCACAATCTATAAGATTAATAGTATCTATAATAATCATTCTATATTCATTAGGATTGTCTTGAGTATATGAATAGAATTTCTCATATTCTTGTTCTACTCCAAACTCATCCTTTTTCTTAATAGTTTTTGTCTTTACAGTACCATGTTCTTCAGCATATTGTTTACAATATTTATAAATACCTGTAGGATTATTTCCTTCTTCAGGAAATATAATATGTTCCTCAAAGAATTTAAGAATACCTTGTATTTCCTTAGTCTTTAATTTATCCAACACATCCTTACTAACTGGAGAAATTGTAGATCTTAATTCTGAAGGGCTAACCCTAATTTTTCCTTTTGAAAACTTATAGAGTAACCAAGACATAAATCTTTGTAAAATTCTCTCTTTAGTTTCCTCTAAAGGAAAATATATTATCTTAAAATCTAACTTCTTTTTAGAGTAATAAGCATTTATGATAGTCATAAATATGAATGTATAAGATGTAAATTGACTCTTACCTCCCTTTGTAAAAGATGTGATACAATAATATGTATCTTGTTCTATTCCAAAAAAGTCATTACGAAATCTTTTAAAAGGGGATAAAATACAGTTAACATCTCCATTAACTGCTTTTTCTCTTCTCTCCTCAAGCTGCTTAATAGTATTAGCACTTAAGCCTGTATTTTCCATTTCTAAACATTTTTAAATACATTATAAGATTATTACCTAAGTTCTAAATCCCAATCATTATTATGCTTCTCTTTCACATTATTTTCCAGATAAGCAGCTAATTGAGATTGTCTTTCTACTTCACCTACAATAGCACCATTAACACAACTAGAGTCAACAGTAACTTTATTCTTCCAAATAAAGTATTTCAATAGCTGCATGTATTTGAAGTTTCCATTAAAAGAAGATACATATTCTTTAGTAGCATTAATAATTTGTTCATCAGTATACTTATATTCAGGGTCATACTTGATGAAAAACTTCTTTAACCTATCAGAAATACATGAAACAGAATCTCTCCATGTATAGGAACTACCAGCTTTTTTACCTGCTGGAAATAATTCTCTCAGCTTAGTAGCCAAATTCTTAAATCTTTCTTCATTATTTGCCTTGTTTCCTGATACACTTGCTATCAGAGATTCAGTACTAAAAATTCCTGTTTCTGAGAGACTTACCTTAGTATCAAATACATTGGGTTTTATACATTCCTCAAATTCTAAATACTTTCTCTGTCTTACTTTCTCAAAGGTAAGAGAAGTAATAGGAGAATCCACATACAGAGAAATCAAATAGAGCATAGCATCTAAATCTATGCCCTTTTCCTTAACTACATTGGTGTCAATAATAATTTTCATTCCATAAATTTTAAAGAGTTAACATTAATATATTTTACTGATTTTTCATTAATATTTTTAAGAGCTTTATTAAGATATATTTCATCCTGAGTTCCTTTATATACAAATATATAAACTACAGGATAATTACTTCTCAATACTCTACCAAGTTTTTGAATAAAAAGTCTAAGATGTCCATCAAGTTGTATAATAATACCAATCTGTGTATCTACAAGATTTACACCTTCTGTAATCATACCAACAGTGAACAAACTATTAATCTCCTTAGCATTAAAGGAATCAATTAATCTTTGATTTTCTTTAGATGATCTTTTTGAAGATATTGTAGTTGATTCTGATAACTGTGTAGCCTGTGCTATAGAAGAACAAAAACATACTAATCTATGTTTCTTTAATTTATCTAAAAGTACTTTAACATGGTTAGTCTTTAATTCTCCTAGAAATTTCTTTCTTTGACTACCTAGATTAACCCATTTATTCTTTATAATGAAATTATGAGTATGCTCATATCTTCTTTTCCAGTAATCCATACTATCATCAAAGTACTTATTCTTTTGATATTCAGTACATTTAATAATACATGGTTTCTTCTTATAGATATACTTATTTCTATCCCACCAATTTACTACTGGTAAATTATCTCCTTTTCCTATTTGTATTCTTTGATTAACTGTAATATTGTTTAATTCCATATTAACAACATATATCTGAGGATCAGATAATATACTATTATTTATAGCTGTCTTTAAAGACACATAGGATACTTGAAATTTACCAAATATATTTTCAGCTATATCCAAGAATTCATCAGAGAATGTAGCACTTAACATATATATGTAATCAGCTTTAATAGTTTCAAGAAGTGATATTCTTCTATCTGAAAAACCATGATGAGCTTCATCCATTACTAATATATCATAGTGTCTACTACTTACCTTAGATAATGAATTATAGCATAATATATCTATTTTAATTCCCTCACTAAGCTGCCATTTCTTAAATTCTTCTTGCCAGTTTTTTATGTGAGACCTCTCAGCAACAAGAAAAAGTATTACAGCATTGTGAGGAATATGAGACATAGTATATTTAAGTAAGTCAATAGTCATCTTACTCTTACCACATCCTGTAGCCCACTTAATTAATAACCTATTACAATCTTTATAGGTATTAAAAGTTTTCTGCTGTAGTTTTGTTTTATATTCGTTATTCATCTTTATTGTATATTCTCTACAAAAATATTGATTATATTATATAATACCAAGTATTTATACACTATTTAATTTAAATTATTGATAGTTTTATATTTATTAAAGTACAATTTCTTATAACTATCTACACATTTAAGTGCTTGATAATTACTATGACACTTAGCTTTGTTTAAGTACTTATTTCCTACACATAAATATACTATATAATTACGCTGACTAGAAACCAGTGATATAGTTACATTGTGTACTACATCTATAGGATATACTCTACATATCCTATCTACTTTTTTGTTTATTAAATCCATAATATCTATAAATATTTAATTCTAAAAAATAGTCCTCGCCCTAATTGGCTAAACCAAAAGGGAAAGGACTGTATTAATCAATTATCAAGTGTTCAAAAATAGAAAGGGAAAGGCATTATACCTCTCCCCAGATAACTATAACTCTCTAACTATGAAATAGTGGAATAGGAGAACTTGAATCTCCATCTTTAGGTAAGGCAGTTGATAACCTACAAAACTTGTCCAAAAAAGATTAATTATTAATTTAAATTTGAATTATTAATACTAAAGTAAAATTACCTAACCTACTGTGTTAACCTTTACACTATATTCCTTGTGGAAGAATAAAAGGAATCGAACCTTTACTACAATAATATATTGTTATGCTGCCATTACATTATATTCTTCTGTATATATGAAAATCTTAATAAATATATCCATAAAAAAGTATATGAGATTTTCACAAATGTCATATACTAAACCTATAAAACACACATCACTTAATATATTATACCTCTGTATAATTAATTATGAAAACATGAATATTAAACAAAATTCTTATTAGTAGAGAGTAAGAGACTTGAACTCTTAACCTTGAATGTATAAGATTCCTGCTCTACCCAATTGAGCTAACTCTCTATAAAAAGCTTATAAGACTTTCACAAGTCCTACAAGCTATAAAACCAACATGTCTGTGCAAAAATACTTTAATAAATATCTCTACGCTAAGAGATTAGTAAAACATTTACATGGGCAAAGTTAATTTATTTATGTGGTCTATTTCCTTCATCATGCCACTTCTTTAAATTTCTTAAGATTCTATATTCTAGAATCTTATCATCATTATCACTTATAACAGAATCTTTAATTCTGCTAAAATATTCTTTATTATTCTCATGGTTCTCATTTAATAATAAGGTATGAATCTTTTTACTGAGTCTGTAGTTATCTGAACTACAGACCCTATTAATCTTAAATCTACTTCTCATTTTATATACGTTTAAGATTATCCCAATCAAAACTATTGATTCTCCTCCATTTCTCCTCAAGCATTTCTGCTTGAAAATCATTATAGGATTGGATATCAATAATTTCTTTTTTTACACAGTCAATGACTACATAATCATAACCATTAGTACAAAAAGTAATATACTTATCTCCCTGATAAATGTGATTGGTTATATTAAATGTATAACCATTTTTATATAAGAACCTATTTAGAAATTGATAATTATCCTTTATCATATAATAAAGAGCATTTTCCATATCATGATCCCAATCTGCGTATACTTTTAACTTATTGTTAAAAGCAACAATACTAGGGCTACCTTTAAACTCATATAGACTCTCTGTAGGGAAAGTAAATCCTCCCCAGAGAGCATCATTATCTCTATTATTAATTCTGACTGAGAAAGTCCAGCCAAAATTTAGGATTCTTATGTCTCCCAAATAAGGAAACTTGCTCCTTAGTATTTTAAATATTTCAGGAGCTACTAAAGTGCATTCTTTAAGAACTTCCTTCTTTCTAGCACACTTTTTGGTGTAGTAATCAGCAATTCTTTCTAAGATATTCATAATTTTATTACTTTAATTGATTAATACTATGTTATAAAGGAAGAGACTATATCCCTCCCTTTTTCTTCTTCTTCTTTTTATTTGTACATTCCTTTTGGTGCTTCTAAAGCAAGCCCCTTCTCAATCAGCCCACGATAATCGAAATGATGTGCATTAAGCCAATCAACTTCATTCCATGCTTCACAACCTTTTATAAGACAGCAGTTAATATTTCTATATTCTTTCTGCTCTTTCTCAGTTATTGATGACATTGGTCGAAGATATGGTCTTATCTTATCAATTTTATAGTTAAAAGAGCCTATAAAACTGCCATTTTTCATGCTTAATTTTTCATCATAAACAAGAGCAAATGGTTCTTCATCATCTGCATTGAACTCTTCATGATAACATTTGCATATAACTCCATAAGGTAAACGACTTGATAAGTCCTTTACCAAAAGTTCTTTTTCTTTTATACTAAGTTCTTTCATAATTATATCTTTTTAGTTATTAATAATTTTAGATATTCTATATCTAATAGAACATCTCAAACTCCATACTGTTTCTTTACAAATATGGAGTTTACTTTTACTATCTCTACTTAAGAGATTCTTACCTTCTTTTTCTAAGGTATTTATTCTTTTAAGTAAATCATCTGTTGCCCAAAAATATTTAGTTAACAGATTTACATCATTTATTTCCTTATATCTTATATTAGATACAAGGAATTTTATTTCATTTCTTATCATGTTTAATATCATGTTTTATTAATAATATTATGATTTTCATGCTCTTAAAGAACATAAAAGTACTAAAAAGCATAATTATATACTCAATGATAGTGTGTTTCATATTAAAATAAATTTAAATTAAAAAACAAAAAGTGCTATAATTTATTAAGTCATAAATTAAAGTAACACTAAAAATTAAGGGAAAAAGAGGAGGAGAAGAATAAGGCTATCTCTCTATCTCACTATATCCATAAGTATCTAGTAATCAATAGTTTATAGCTAATAGATTAACTAAGTACTTTAGATGTATTGATATTATTCTATCTCCTCCCATTCCTCTTTCCAGTTTTCATTAAAGATATAATCACACATCTCCTCAATGTATTTAGATTGATTATATCTTTCTTCTGCTTCCCTAATATCTACTAGAGAGAATCTCTCTAAGTCCTGAAGAGCTTCTAGCTCCTCTCTTTCTTCTTTACTCATAGTTTTTAAATATTTAATCTAGCTAAAACTTTAATCTAACTAAGGGGTTTAGAGGTTATTTTCCTTGGTCCCAGCAGATTGTTGAAAGCTGGGAAAAAGCATTTGAGCTTGGAAAAAAGTTGGGAAAGAGCCTTTTGGCTCTCTCCCTTTTTGACTAGAAGCTGAATGCTTTCTTCTGTTCCTCCAGCTTGTCTTTCATCAGGGTCAAACAAGGTACCCAGTGACCCTCATCTTCATTCCAAGATTCGAAGACCTTTAGGTCATCGAGATTTTCTTGAAGGTCTTTAACCTCCAAGTCATGGATTTTCTTACACATGTAAAGGGTGTTGACTCTTTCCCCACCATGGAACATGGCAAGGCAATGAGTTGTGTGGTCTATTGCTAAACCATCACTCTCTAGCTCCCTGCCTAGACTTCTAAAGCTAGAAGCTTGGGTTAAGTAGGAAACTTTTCCTGTTTCTTGGTTTGTCAACTTGGTTACATTGTTATAACCCTGGAAACTAACACTCTCTTTTGTAAACTTGTTTTCTAACATAGCTGTAAATTTTTGAAGTTAATAATTGATGAAATTCCTAGAGACCCGAAGTCTCTAGGAACAGCGGGGGTTTATCCCCAACACCTTTCACCACAGAGGGAGTATCAGAGGGCTATTCTCCGTGTATACAACTATTCTTCGTGTATATAACTATTCACCTCTTTAAATTATTCTTCGTGTATATAACTATTCCTCGCTTATATAACCATTATCTATTATATAGTCTATACAATATCTAAATTTTTATAAGGTATACTAGAAGATTACTTTATTATATAAGGAGGGGGTACTTTATATATAAGATTATGGTATATGGGGATACTTATATTATAGCATAACTATATTAGTACTTATACTTATTTATTATAAATATTACTAGGTCTAAACTATATAAGTAAAAAACACAAAAACAAAAGAAAAAGGAAGAGCTATAAATTAAAATAAATAAGATATAAATTAAACTAAAAATTATAAAGAATATATTGTAATATTTAAATAGTAATTATCTTTGGAAAATTAACTTAAAAATAAACGATTATGACAGAAGAAGAAATGGACAAAAAAATTGTATCTCATCTTGAAAGTTTTATTGAAGAGCAAGAAGAGAATGAAAGATGTGAAAGTTACTATGATGATTTTGATGAAGAATCAGCTATCATGGGAGCACTAGCTTCAGGTGATGGAGATCTTATAGGGTATTAAAACCTATTAAAAAAATGTTAAAGAAGTTATTATTTAGATTACAGCATTGCAAAGGAGTAAAATAATAAGTACCTTTGTAGTCTCCACAGGTATCTCAATTGCCTGTATTCGTCCTAGGGATAGTTTAGAGGACTAGACATCGGTTAGTATTATCAAATAGATAAGAGGTATCGCCGGTAGGAGAAAAAATGGGATTTGATATAAAGAAGTTCTTGCACCAAGATTGAGTGGAATAGAGGTAGAGGGAAAGCAAGTTAAGGGTCAGAAATGTAAACGCGCTTCGGAAATTCATTTCTTAAATGTTGACAAAATCAATAATGCAGGGAGTCATTATTGTATTCAATTGATTCTTAATTACTTTTATATTTTACTGATATGCTTATAGATGATAAATCCTTTAAAGAAGTTACATTATTAATTAAGAAGGGTGCCCATAAAGTGCGCAAAATTTCAGCTTCTCATCCAACCCAATTAGAGAAAAGGATGAGAAGATTTTTAAATAGAAATCATGTGAAATATTTATTTCAAGCTATTATGTATAAGGAGCTTTATGGAAATGATAATTATGTAGAAGCTTTTTATATAGCTCCATTTTATTTCCATAATAAGAAAATAGCTATTGAATTTGAGTATTCTCCTGCAAAGCTTACTGAAGAGGAAAGGGAATATATTAAATCTGTAGAAGGTATTCGTACTTATAATATATACGAGATAAGCCATAAAATACAGTCTATAAAGATAACTGAAAAAGATTTTGAATATCCCACTTTCCAAAAGGAATTACTTCGACTACTTAAGTAACTATTCATTAAGCAGATCTACAGTAGCTCTTTTATTCTTATCTAGAATATTAACTGCAAATGAGTGTCTATTGGTGTGAAAAGTAACAGGTTTATTTATACCTGCAAATTCACACCATATTTTTATATATAGCTCTACAACATTCCTTGCTTTCTGTGCTCTTTTTATCATTTTCTCATTCTCTCACATTGCTGTAATAGTGTTATTACCTGATAAGTATAGTTTTAGAAATTCTCTTTTTTCTTTTATATTTTATATAAATACTAGCAAAATAAAGCTTTTATAATTAGTATGAAAAAAGTCATCAAAAAAAATGTTAATGAAGTCATTATCAGAGGTAATTATTTGACTTATATTTTTTACTTAAGTATCTTTGCTCAAGTAACCAATGCTTAAATAATATATGTATGGATAAAAGCTCTGATAATGAAGAACCTGTATACTACTGTAAAAGGTGTTTGTCCCTTGGAATTAAAAGTATAAAGTGTGCTACAAAAGATGTAGATTATTGCATAGATTGTGGTAGCGCAGATATAGGACAAACTGATATAGAAACTTGGAATAAAATGTATGAAGAGAAATATGGACATCCTTATGTCCAAAAACTTAAGATAGATAACCCTTATTTTAATAATTAATAATTATAAGATTATGGCAAATAATAAAGCAACAAACAACAAGAAGAAATTATCTTATGAAGAACTTGAGTCATTGGCAGCTAATTTGAATGACCAGTGTAACAAGATGTATACTCAATTACAGAAAGCACATTCTATTGTAAATGGTTTTAATTTAGTAGGTTTACTTTTAAATGTATTGAGTAAGAGTGATCACTTTAGTGAGAATTTTGTAAAGCAGTGTTCATCTGTTATTGAAGATACAGTGAAAGAGGCTTTAAAAGAATTGGATACAAAAGAGGAGAATAAGGAGTAAAAGCCTATGGAAGAGATAACTAATTGTATTCATATCCAATCTAATGATAAACTGAAGATGTCCCCTGAGGGGGATTTCTTCAGGGTATGGGTAGATTTTTTAAAACCTATACATGACCTTACAAAGAGGGAAATGGATGTGTTAGCATTGTATCTTAAAGAGAGGTATATTCTAAGTAAGACTATTAAAGATGAAGAAACTCTTAATGAGGTATTAATGTCTGACAAAATAAGGACTAAGATAAGAAAGGAATGTGGTATTAAATACCGCCATATTAATGTAATCATGAGTACCTTTAGAAAAAAGGGTGTGATTAGGGATAATAAATTCTTTTTAAATCTTATTCCGTCATTTAACAAAGATGGTGCTGGATTAATGATTTATTTTGATTTTAACGATGTACCAAAACGTATTAAACTCGGTTATAGAGCACACCAGCAGAAAACTGGGGATAGATAAAAATACAGTAGATCTTATATATAGAAGTTACTGGAAATTTATCAGGGAGCAATTGACACAGCAGCCATTCAAAGGGAAAAAAGAAGAAGAGGTTGTTAATATAGCTCCTAATATAAACATTCCATATATTGGTAAGATATATGTGAATGTAAATAAAATAAAAGCTTTCAATAAACTTAAAAAGTAACAAATATGCTAAGTATTAAAGAAATTAAACCTGTAGGATGTCAAGTATTAGTAACAAAGAATCTTTATGGATGGGATGATTTTGATGAATGTGGGTTGATACTAAATAAGAAAGGAGATATTAAAAGGTATCAAGAAGTAGTTGCTGTAGGTGATGATGTTAAATTTGTAAAGCCTGGTGATGTAGTAGATATTAATTTTTATAAGTACTGTTCATTTGAGAATGATGAAAATTCAATAAAAGTAAATGGTACCAATAAGGTGGTATCTTTGCATCTAAAAGAGGTTGATTTAACTAATGATGAAGGTGAGATAGTTGAGTGTTTTCTTATTGACCAGAGAGATATTAATTATATTCTTAAGGATTTTAAGGAGATTACATATAATAAGAAACAACATAAGCTTATTGATGTGGAAGCGCCACATAAACTCATTCTTCCTAATAACAATATTGAGTTATGATACAGGTTTCAAATGTACATCAGAATACTTGGGATTGGGGTAGTACTGTAGATGTTATAGCTAATAATGGAGAAGGTATTGTAGAAATGTCTTTCAATAATTCTAATCCTGGGGTATGTTTTATATCAAATTTATCAGTTATTCCTAGTGCTAGAAGACAGGGAATAGCTACAGTATTACTTGAGTACTGTATTGATTACTGTGCTAAAAAGCATATTTTTAGAATAGATTTGGATTCAGTAAAGGAGAACTTTGTAGTTAATATGTATCATAAATATGGGTTCAGTGATATTAAGGAATCTGAGGATGTTATACAGATGTATAAATTATTAAATGGTATATGAAATTATTTAAATATGATAATTATGTAGTCACAGTAGCTCCTGAAGCTCTTACTCTAAAAGCCTTTAAAAAGATATGGACTAGAGATAAATCAAAGAATAAAGAGAAAGCTATGATGGAATTAAGTTTTCTGTATTTCTTTTGTGATCCTAGGTCTGATTACCAGTATATATCTGATGATGCAGATAGACTTGAAGAAGTGAAAAAAGGAGAAGGTTTTGATAGTAAATGGAAACCTGATGCAGACTTGAAGAAAGCTATAGAACTGTATAAGAGCTTTGATACTTCATCTGCTATCCTTCTCAGAGCTGCACAAAAAGGTGTAGAAAAAGTACAGCAAGCAATAGATAATCTAGATCCTACAGATGCTGGTGATTCTAAAAAACCTCCTATAGATGTAGTAAAGTCTTATCTAGCAGTACTAAAAATGGTACCTGAAGTAGCAACTATGTTAAAAGAAGCTGAACAAACTCTTAATGAGGAAATCAAATCTAGTGAAGCTGGAGGAGCTATTGAAAAAACTATTTTGGATGATGGTTTTGATGCTTTTAAATAGGTATTCTTTATAATTATTATTCGGTGTTTAGGCAGTGCTTTTTAGTACTGCCTTTTTACTTAAAATTAAAGGAATAATTATTAATTTGCTAACTATATTTCTATTGTATACTTTTGTATCATATTAGTATAAAAGTATATTAGAATGAACAGGAATTTTGGAGTTATATCAGCTTTTGCAGGAGGTATTGCTGGATGGGCTATGAGCACATTTAAAGATGCCTTTGTATTAGTACTTATTGCAATAGCTTTTATCATGTATGACTCATGGACAGCTTATGAGTTAGAAAAGAGGGTAAAAAAGAGGTATCCTAGTAAGAAACGCAGACCTGCAAAATATGCAAGTTATAAAGCTTGGAAAATGATTCCAACGATGATTGAGAGCTTTACTTTGATACTGCTTATGTTTGCAGCACAAAAATGGATATTTGTTGATGTATATATGCCTCTTAGTTATATAGCCACAGGAGCTATTTGTGGAGTACAATTATTATCAATAGCTGAGAATAAATGTTCTTGTAGAACTCCTCAAGATAAGGGCTATGTAGTATGGAAGGTATTAGCTAAAGTTCTTATAGATAAAACAGAGAGACACTTTGATACTGATCTAAGTGATATTAAGAAAGAGTTTGATAATAAATAAATTAGATTATTATGCTGTATAAGAAAGGTTCTAAAGGAGAAATAGTAAAGAAAATACAAAAGGTTCTACACCTATATCCTGATGGTGTATTTGGTATTCTTACAGAAGATGCAGTGAAATCATTTCAAAAGAATAACAATCTTACTGTAGATGGTATAGTTGGAGTAGCTACTCTTTCAAAGTTACTGCATTTCAGCTTCAAGAAGTCAAAGAGAACAATTAAGGAAATCATTGTTCATTGTTCTGCTACTCCTGAGGGTGAGGATTTTACTGTTGATGATATAAGAAGATGGCATAAATCACAGGGTTGGTCTGATATTGGTTATCATTATGTAATTTATAGGGATGGTACTATAGTCAATGGAAGGGATGTAGATATTATAGGAGCACATTGTAATAAAGGAGGTCATAATACATATTCTATAGGTATTTGTTATATAGGAGGTGTTGATGCTAGGAATGTCAAGAAGGCTAAGGATACTAGAACTGTTGCACAGAAGGATGCTCTGTTGTCTTTCTTAAAAGAGTTAAAGGAAATATATCCTGATGCTAAAATCTATGGTCATAGGGATTTTGACTCTAGCAAAGAATGTCCTTCTTTTGATGCTAAGAATGAATATAAAAATTTATAAATAGAGTCATGAATAAAAGGAATAAACTTGTATGTATAGTGTACACCATAGTATTTCTTATTCTCCTCTTACTGCTGGGGGGATGTAGAAGTATTAGATATGTGCCCTCCATAGAGCATCATTATCATGATAGTGTTAGGGTGATAAATAAGGTGGATTCCTTTATTGTAGAACATACTAATTATGTAAAAGACTCTATGGCTATGGAGCACAGAGGAGATACAGTTATAATTAGGTACTATCATAAAGAGACTGAAACTTATAATAAAGAACATGAACAAAGATTGCTAGATTCTTTATTTAGTGCTAATAGAGACACTATTAAAATACCACAGCCTTATCCAGTGAAGGAGAAAGTTACTTTTATGGATAAAATAGAAGGAGCTATTTATTTTATAATTTTTGTAATAGTATTATCATTGGCTGTAAGTGTTTTTATATGGAGATTTGTTAAAAGTAAATAATTATGGAAGTGGAGAAAAAGGAAGAGAGTAAGTTTGTAGATATTCCAGTAAATAAGTATCAAACTCCTATAACAAAAGAGTTGTTGTCACAGTATCCTAAAGAAGTTCAAAATAACTTTTGGGAATGCGTGACAACAATTCCTTTTATTAAAAATCTAATATCAGCAGATAGAGAGTATGCTAAGGATAGACCAAGAGATTCTAAGGGTAGGATTATAGTAGATTTAGCAAAACCTCATATACTTGAGAATATGGATTATTTTAGGGAAGCAGCATTGAAATATATGAAAGATGGTGTATATACCAATTTAAAGCCTAATAGTAATCCAAATTCCCCCTTTGGAAAATATTTAAAACAGGAAATAAATAGAATATGGGAAGGAATGGTGAGACCCTCTGATGGAGAATGGATTACTGGTTACTTGTATTTCTATTGGAATTATGTCCCAATGATGATTACTAAAGAGGATAAGGATAAATCTAAGAAAAGGGCTTCACGTGTAGAAGGATTTCCTGAAGTATGGGAAGCTACTTATTGGAGAGCACATTATATAGACCAAGCAAGAAATGGAGGTATTTATAATAACTTTGAAGGAGGTGAGCATGCAGTAGAATTATCCAAGCGTGGCTCAGGAAAATCTTTCTTTTTAGCTTCTATGATGGCTCATAATCTTATATTCGGAGAAAATAAAGAAGCTAGTGAGAGAACTACTACTATTCTTACTGCATACCTTAGAGAGTATTTGGCAGAAAAGGATGGTACTTTTTCAAAGTTTGTTCCTATAAAATCATTTTTGGCAGAACATACCCAGTTTCCTAGAAGAATGATTACTGATTCCATTAATAGAATGACATGGAAATCAGGATATAAAGATAAGTATACAGGAGCTGAAAAGGGTCCTAGAAATATATTATTAGGACTTTCATCAAAAGATGATGAGGCAAAGATTCGAGGAAAGCGTGGTTATATTCTATTTGAAGAGTTTGGTTCTTTCTCTAATTTCCTTGATATTTATAATAATGTTATAGATGGTATGAGGGAGGGTAAATATGTATATGGACTTGCTTATGCATTAGGTACTGCTGGTGATTCTGATTCAGATTTCCATGGAGCACAGGAACTTATATGCAATCCAAAAGGTTATGGTGTTTATGCGTTGCCTAATAATTGGGATAGACCAAATCAAGGAAGACCATGGGTTTCTTTCTTTACTCCTGCCTATGTTAACTTAAAAGGATTTTATAACCATAACGGAGTTACTGATGTAGTAAGCAGTTTATTATTTTTATTGCAGTCTAGATATACAGCAAAGTATAATACCGACGATCCTAAATCACTGCTTAAACAGGTATCTAATATGCCTATTACCCCTTCAGAAGCTATGATGCAAGGAAGCATAAATATGTTTCCTGTTGTTGATATTGAAAGAAGGATTAGGGAAATTCAAGCAGACCCTCATTTTTATGATTCTACTTATATAGGACAATTGTCTTTAAATGATGGTAAGGTAGAATTTGTTCCTACTTCTGATACACCTATTAGATATTATCAGAAAAAAGATAATAAGAATATGCCTGGAGCTATAGAAATATATGAGATGCCTCAAAAGGACCCTAAGGGAAATGTATATGAAAATAGATATATAGCTGGTGCTGACCCTTATGATAATGATGAGTCAACAACAACCTCTCTTGGTTCCATATTTATATTGGATTTACTTACTGACAGAATAGTAGCAGAATATACAGGTAGACCTTCCTATGCTGATGATTATTTTGAGATATGCAGGAGGTTGTGTTTGTTTTTCAATGCAAGACTTAATTATGAGAATAATAAGAAGGGATTGTATGCTCATTTTTCTACTATGCATTCCACTTATCTTCTTACAGATACTTTGGAAATACTTGTAGATAAACAAATGACTTCCCCTGGAGGTATAAATAATAATACTTCTAAAGGAACAAATGCAAGTAAAACTGTAAATGCTTGGGCTAGAAAATTATTGGCTAAATATCTTCTTATACCTAAAACAGAAGTTATAATGGAAGGAGATGAAGAAAAGACAGTAGTTAAGCATAATCTAGACTATATAAAAAATCTAGCTCTACTTATAGAGTTATCTCAGTGGAATCCTATAGGAAACTTTGATAGAATTTCAGCTATGGGAATGCTTATGTTATTGAGAGAAGATAGATTAAGATTAATGGGAGGAAGTTATAATGAAAAAGAGTTGGAAGAAATTGAAGATGAAAGGTTTGAAGATGAATATTGGAAAAATAATTATACAGAATCAGAAAGTGATTCATTTCAAGAATTATTTGAGAGGTAAAATTAATAAAAAAATAACTCATTTGTGTAGGTTATTTTATAGAATTATTTTTGCTGTAAAATAATAATAACTATGACAGTAACAATATTCAAAGGTTTTCCTAGACAACAACTTTCCTACAAGCAGAAGACAACTAAATGGGGAAAGAAATGTGTTGATGTCGCAGATACTGGGTGTACAGTTATGAATAATACCTCAGTAAGGAAATCTGTTAGGCATAAGAGAATCAATAGAGACCTTGTGAATATGAAACTTCACTATGAGGATATTGTTAATGTTTTGAATCCAAATAACCTTAAAGCTACTTTTGTTCCTAAAAGTATGCAGCACTACCCTACTATAAATTCTTATCTAGAACTTCTTAGAGGAGAGTGTTTAAGTAGATCTTTTGAGTGGAATGTGGTAGTTACAAATCCAAATGCTTTAAGTGATATAGAGGAAAAAAAGAAAGATAAAATACTTGAAACTCTTAAATCCTTGATACAAGACCAATCTTTGTCAGAAGATGATTTTAATAAGAAATTACAGGAACAGAGTACATATTTTCAACTGAAGTATAAGGATATGAGGGAAGTCAGGGCAAATAGACTTCTCAATCACTATTTAATACAAAATGATTACAAATCATTGTTTGATAGTGATGGGTTCATGGATGCTTTAATTTACAATGAAGAGCATTATTATGTAGATATTGTAGGAGGTGAACCCCATATAGAAAAAATAGACCCTGAAGAACTGCATATATATAAGAGTGGGTCATCTAATAGAACTGAAGATGCTGATCTTATTGTATGGGAAACCTATAGAAGCATAGGATGGGTATATGATAATTATAATGATGTACTGACTAAAAAGGATAGGGACTACCTTGAAAAGATTGTTTCAGGTAATGCAGATGGAAATTATGATTCCAAAGATTCTTTCTTGGATAGTTCAGCATACTCTTTAAGCGGAAGGAGTGCAGATGAGGCTGTTAGTGACCCTAGATTCTTTTCTACTTTGCTTAATGACTATGGTTATTTAGAATCAGGATTACCTTATAATGGTCAAGGAGATGTCAGAGTACTAAAGGTATTTTGGAAATCTAGACGTAAAATCAAAAAGGTAAAAAAGTATGACTTTAAAACAGGTGAAGAGGAAATTCACTTCTATCCTGAAACTTATACTATAAATAAAGCTTTAGGAGAAGAAGAGGATATATTATGGGTTAATGAAGCTTGGGAAGGTACTAAAATAGGTTCAGAAATATATGTGAATGTAAGACCTAAACCTGTTCAGTATAATTCTATGAGTAATCCTTCAAGATGTCATTTTGGCATTGTGGGACAATTATATAATATAGGTAAGACTACAAGTCCTTCTATTGTGGATATTCTTAAGCCTTATGCTTATAACTATGATATTACTATGGATAAGCTATATAAGTTGATAGATTCAAACTTGGGTAAGCTTACTATATTTGATACCGCTTCTATCCCTGACTCTTGGAAAGTTGAAGAATGGTTATACTTTGCCAAGAAGAATAGGATTGCAGTAAAGAATAGTTTTAACGAAGGTAAAAAAGGCTCTGCTACTGGTAAACTATATGGTGCAATGAACACTAATACATCGGGTGTTATTGATGCATCATTAAATAATGAAATATCCTTTAACATAGAGTTACTGAATTGGATTAATACTCAGATGGGACAGGCTTGTGGTATTACTCCTCAAAGACTTGGACAGATTTCTAATAGGGAAACTGTTGGAGGCGTAGAGAGGTCTACTCTTCAAAGCTCTCATGTTACAGAGTATTTATTTGCTAGACATGATAATCTTAAGAAAAGAGTATTGGAAGCTTTTCTTGAAACTGCTAAAATAGCATTGAAGGGAAGAAAGAAAAAGTTTGAATACTTACTTAGTAATGGCTGTAGAATCCTTACTACTATTGATGGTGATGAATTTGCAGAATGTGATTATGGTCTTGCAGTTGATAATTCTCAAGTATCTAAGCTTCTTATGGAAAAAATGGATACTTTAGCACAAGCTGGTTTACAGAATCAGATGTTCAATTTCTCTACAATGCTTAAATTATATGCTACTAATTCCATTTCTGAAAAGATAAGTATTATGGAAGATGCTGAACAAAAAGCTCAAGAAATGCAAGAGCAACAGAGACAATATGAGATGCAGTTACAACAGCAGCAACAACAGGCAGCAATGGAAGAAAAACAAGCAGATAGGGATTTTGAGGAGAGACAGAATGATAAGAACAATGAAACAAAGATTAGAGTAGCTATGATTCAAGCTAGTGCTAATGATAATGAAGATACTGGTGCAAATGAATATGATCCTAATGTATTGACAGAAAAGGAAAGATTAGAATTGAGTAATAAATCTAGGGAGATAGATAATAAATATGATATAGATAAAGAGAAGCTAAATATAGAGAGGGAAAAGTTGAAAAATCAACAGTAATGGTTCCTTAGTTAAATGGATATAACAAAGCTCTCCTAAAGCTTAGTTTTAGGTTCGATTCCTAAAGGAACTACAAACTAACTGATGTTGTGATAGATTTTTTCGCTTGTTAACATTTTTATTGTTTATTTTTAAGGGTGAATACGATGGAGAATAAGCTGCCTGTGAAGGTGGCTTATTTTTTGTATTTTTTAAATTAAATTAGTAATTTATTTACTCACTTGTTTTAAGTTTTTAATCTTAATATCTTTGTCATGAAAAATTTTAAAAATGGAGTTTAAATATGGATGGATTAGGATTAGACAATATGCTTGGAGCTGATGAGCTGAATAAGATGTTTTCTAATGGAGGTATAGAGCCTTCTGATGATGCATCTGAACCTGCTGATGATACAGTAAAAGAGAGTAAAAAATCACAAGAAGATGATGTTAATATTTCTGATTCAATTGGCATAAAACCAGATAGTAAAGATGATATAAAAGATGGTGAGGGAGATACACCCAAGTCCAGTGAAGG